CTGTCCATCCTTCGCTTCCGCATGGAGCACGGTGGTCAGCTTGCTTTCCACGCAGAGCTTGTCGAGCTTCTTCCCGCTGGTCTTGATCCGGGTGAACGTGTACCCGTCATCCTCTTTCTGCGTCTGCGAGTGGCAGACAAGGATCACGGTGAGATCATCCCGGAGCTTGTGCGCCTGATCGAGTAGTCCCCATATGCACTGAGCCAAATCCACCCATTTGTCGAAGTTCTTTTCTTTCATCCGGCGAACTTCGTCAGCAACCATCAGCCCATTCAGCGTGTCGATCACCACCACCTTGATGTGCTTAAACTTCACGTCCGTGTTGATCTTGTCGAGCATGGACTGCACCGCTCCAACAAGATCCGTCTTCCAGTAGTTCATCTTTTCCACGGAATACTGATCCCGCCAGCCCTTCCACGAGAGCCCCTTCCCGTCACAATCGAGATAGAACGTTGTTTTTGGGTCCAGCGTCCTCATTGCCGTAGTCTTCCCGCTGCCGGACTCTCCCATAATTCCGATTACCTTTGAAATAAGTCCTCACTCCTTCCTACAAATCTTCAACATAATCCTTTGCGTCTTTCAGTGTCTGGAACTCCCTCACATCTTCCCCGTCACTTACAACGAAATACGAAGTGTGCTCCCATGTTCCCGGATAGCCGTTGGAGTGCGGTATCTGCTTCTTCCGGCTTTCGATGGTGTACGGAACATCAGCGCATTCATAGACGATTGCAGTCACATCATGCCGGATAATCTTTCCGGACTTTTTCCAGGTAAACTTTCCCATCACTCCTCCTCCCCGATAAACTTCGTTATATTAGCAATGCCGTCCGGGTAGAACCTCCCATCGATCATATTTGAGTCAATGAGGTATTCGGAGCGCCTGTCTTTTTCTTCGTGATATTTATAGGCCGACACGGTCTTCTGCCCCGTGTTCAAATCAATCATGAGAGACACATCCTTTGCCTCCATTGCCCTTCCGCCGACCTCCTCACGAAGTCCCTTGACAATGTCGGCAATCTCCTCCAGCTTATCCATTACACGCCGTGCCGCCCCTTCCCGGAGCGCTTTATACTCTTCCTTAGTTACCATCTTTTGATTCCCTCCTCTCTGTATTCCTGCACAAGCTCATCAGCCACATCTCCATCAATGTCCTCTTCTTCATGCTCCTCGTCTTCCCACGGGAGATCGTCCGTCATGAACGGGAAGTGTTCCTCGATTTCCTCCCGATCATCCTTGTCGTGCGGCGTTTCCATCGTGTTAATGGTGATATTGCCGTTGGAAGCAAGCCCGATATGCGTGACTACATATCGCACATCATCATCCACCATCACCCAGGTATCGCCGTTCCTTTTGAGATCCCGGATCGCTTTGAGCTGCCCGATGATCTGATCCAGCGTGAGAGGCCAGTCCTGCCCTCCCGCATATTCCGCATAATTAGTCTCCATAGTAGATCAACCTCCCGCATATAGCCGCCCGCTCAAATTCCAACCGGAGCAAATCCCAGAAGAAGATCCCGCCGATCAGCGACACGGTGATCTGCCAGAGGCACTCCATGATGGTGATGTTGCATAGCTCCAGCGCTCCCGGCGTGCCGAGGATCACGATGGCAAACAATGCAATCCCGATCACATAGAGCCGCTTCTTTCTATCACTCTGCTTCCAGTCCATTCTCTTCCTCCTTCCATCCGGGGAATACAGCCATCATAAAGATGCTCCGGTTTATCATTACTGGTTTGCCGATCCGAGCTTTCACCGCGATCCCCTGCTCCTCCAACTTTGCGGCGTGTCGCAGGATTGTCCGTGGATCAAGTCCGAGCTCCGCCCCTAACATCCGCGCCGTGACGAACATCCAAATCACTCTCCTTCCTGCTGTTCCGTTCGCTTCCGTTCCATGTACTCTCTCAAAGCGTCAGTATTTCCCGAATTTCCCCCTATCACCGGGCGATTTCTCAAAGAAACTAATTTTTTAGGGCAACTGTACGTTTTCGAGACAACTTTCCCAGAAACCGTGTTTTCTTTGAGAATTTTCCATATATCCGGATTCTCCTTCACTTTCCGGTCGAGCTTCGTGATCATCGTGCTATCGCTTGTGTAGATCTCTGCCCGGTCTTCTGTCCGCATGATGTTGATGATGGTTTCCTGTTCAGATAACTCCACGCCCATCCGCTCACCTCCTCTTCAACTTAAACAACTTTAATTCTCACCGCAAAAAAAATAGTCCGGGATTCGCTCCGTTGGAATGTCCAGCAGTTTCGCCCATCTGATCATGTCGTCCTTGCTGAACCCAACCTTGCTCTGCATCTTCCGGGAAACCGTGTTTTCAGTGGTTCCCAAGGCGTCCGCAAAGCGCGCCTGTGATCCGAACTTCTCCACAATGCGACCTTTTAGCTTTCCATAAGCCATTCCGTGATATCCTCCTTTCTGTTGTCCTTTGCCAGTGGGGTGCCCCACAAAAAAGACTTTAACATAAATAAGTTAAAGTGTCAACGCTTTTTGTTAAAGAAGTTAAAGAAAAATGTTGATTTCTAAAATTATTCCGTATACAATGGGGATAACAAATCAATGAAGGGAAGTGATCGGAATGAAGAACGCAGAAACAGCTAAAAGGTTAAGATTTGCTATGGAACGGGCGAAACTCACCGCGAAGGAACTGTCAGACAAGGCAAATGTCAGCGAACCTTCCATCTCTCAATATCTGCATGGAGTGTTTGCGCCCCGGAGCATCACCGCCGGGAAACTTGCTGGCGCTCTCGATGTGAGCCCGATGTGGCTTATGGGCTTTGATGTGCCGATGGAGAATGTCACCTATTCGAGTCCGGCAAAAGAAGTGACGGAGTGGCTGGAAGCGTCCTTCCCGGATCTCCTGATCGACAAGGTGCGCGACCTCATGCGCGAGATGAATGATGATGGAAAGAAGAAAGTTTTAGATTACGCGCGGGATATTGTAGAAAACGATAAATACCGCTTTGAGAAGAAGGGAGATGATGTCTTATGTGGATCGACAGATCCGGCGGACGCCTCCGCCTTGTAGACCGTGTGAAGATCAACGGGAAGGTACGGCGGGTGGCTGTCGCGCTTCCAAAAGATACTCCACAAGCGCGCAGGAAAGCCCTTGAAGAGCTCCGGGAGAAGGTCGCCGCCCTCCAGAATGATGATGGAGTTGGAAAGCGGATCAAGCTGGAAGCCGCCGTGCGTGATTACTTGGACTTGAAGGATTGCCGGAACTCCACCAGGAAGAACGCAGAATATAGCCTCGGGAAATGCAAGGGTATCTTTGGAGAGATCGCCTTGGAAGATCTCACCCCGGCATTGATCCGCCGGACGTTATACAAGGCGCCGTGGGAGCCATCGGTGATAAATCGGACACTCGCCGCTTTTAAGACATTCCTCTGGTGGTGCGTGGACATGGAGTATTTGGAAAGCAACCCAGCGCAGAATGTCAAGCGCCTGAAGATCGAGAAGGCAGCGCCGGACCCGGCATCGCTCTACTTGGAGCAGGATCAGCTCCGGGAGCTCCTGACGCACCTCTCCGGCATGGCGTACTACATGACGCAGTTCCTCGCCCTTACCGGGATGCGGATCGGCGAGACGTCGGCGCTCATGGTGGATGACATCGGGGAGAAGTACATCAGCGTCACCAAATCCTACTCTTCCCGGGAGGATGAGGTCACAAAACCGAAGAACTCCAGCTCCATCCGGGGAGTATTCATCCAACCAGAGCTCCGGGAAATGCTCGACGAGTTTCTGAAGTGGCGGAAGTTGGACATCATGGCACGGGGCATCCGCCCGGAAACGCTCTTCTATTCCCCGTTTGGAAACCATTACCGGGAGCAGCATTTCGGGCGGGAATTGCGAAAATATGGGTACCACCCACACATGCTACGGCATACGCACGTTGCGCTCCTTGCCGAACAGGGCATCACGTTGGAAGCGATCGCCCGGCGGGTCGGGCACAAGGGGACAGCGACCACAAAAGCAGTATATTATCATGTTACCGAAAAGGCGAAAAAGCGTGAGGAAAGTGCTCTTGCTTCTGTGCGCATTATGTGAGATAATAAAAGGGCGATGGATCCTATCTTGATCCTCGCCCTTATTGCTGGAATACTCCTAGCACTCCTTGGACAATGCAGAAGTGAACCCCGTATCATTCACCTTCAAATGCACCAGTCCTGCACATCGCCCCGGAAGGACGCCCATCCCTCCGGGGCACTTTTTATTTCCTAATGTCGGAAAAAATCAACCCCTTGATGTACCCCTGCACATTATCCACACTTTCTAACTTTGCCAGGATCTCCGCGTCTGTCCCCCGGTTGAGCTTCATCGTGATTATTTTGGTCATGCGCTTATCGTAGCGTGCCTGTGGGGTTTCCACTTTAATGCTCTCCATATGCTCACCCCCTATTTCCACTCCTTCACAACGTCACCGTCGAAAGAGTTCTCCGCGTTGATATCGTCCGCTACACTATGCAGGACATAAAATGCGCTTCGCTCCTTCTTGTCATGCTCCGTCAGGTGATTCCATTCACTCTCCCCGGCCTTGATTGCGTCCTCCTCATTGTCAAAGCCTTCCGTGAAAATGTCTCCGTTCTTGCAATCCACCAAAATGTAAAGTTCTTTCTTCATAGTTTTGCCCCTCCTTATCTATCAAGCCATATTTCGTCAACACAAACGTCATTCTCGATCACTGCGATCAGCTTTATATCATCCATATCCTTTGCCATTTCCATTGCTTTTTCAAGCGTCTCCGCTCCGGTTCCCCAGTCATCTTCCGTGTCTCTCTGCAACGCGTACCATTTTGAATTTTCCATAGCTTTGTCCTCCTTATCCTTTGCTTTCTCCTTGGATTGTTTCCGGGAGTTTTGCCGCTCCCGGTCGGCTTGGTTGCTTAGTTGAAGTTGTATTTTGCTCTGAAGCTTTCCTGCTGTTTGGAGAACCGGAAGTAGTTTGCTACGTTCTGGATGTCTGTGGAGCTGCATCCGTACTTCTTCGCTAGCATCAGAAGATTGTAGTTGTAGAGTGTTCCGTTCTGTTCGATGATCATGTTCTTCACTTCGTTTCTGATTTCCTTCATCATGGCTTTGTCCTCCTTTTTGCTTCCCTTGTGTTTGATAGGTATTACTTATCTTGATATAATAATAACATAGGTATTACCTATTGTCAACACTTTTTTAACGTTTTTTCAAAAAAATTTTCTGCAAATTTGGGTTGGAATGTGGTATAATAATCAGACAACCACATACATGACCGGGACCCGAATCGCCAGATGTTCGCCCCGGTCTTTTTTATTGCTCATTTTGCCCCCAAATTGCCCCCAAAGCGCCCGGAAACCGCATGAAATAAGGGGAAGTTGTTATTACAACAAACTCACAACACATTGAGGACAAAAAATACAACATCGGCACGAACCCGCATAAACATTGACATTCCGGCACTTTAGAGGACAGTTTCGCACCTCGAAAATCTGCCCCCAAAATGCCCCTTTTGGAAATTTCTGCCCCCAAAATGCCCCCAGTGCTTAACCTTCGCCGCCCTCGATCTCGTGGATCATCTCTTCCACATCGCCAAGCGCCCGGATATATATTCGGACGCCCTCAATCATGCTTTCATTTCCGCAATAGCCGTTGGAAGAAATAAGATTCTTCAGCCATTCGGCTCTTGCCTCTGCGATCTGTTTCTTCAATTTGTCCATTTCCCTCATGTTTTTACCTCCTATATTTTGGCGAGCTCGTGTCTTACATAGGTCTAGGTATCGTTTCTCCGATTTTTCCGGTCATTTTCAAAAAAAAATTAAAAAAATTTTGTGACTTTTTGGCACACAAAAAAGCGGAGCAGCCATGTCAAAACATAACCACTCCGCCTCCCAAAAAAGGAAAACATATATGAGCACTACTTGACGTAGCGATCACCATTGTAATGTGCCGCGCACCATCCTTCACAATCCACGATCTGCATCCATGTGTTGCCGTCGATCATCTTCAGACACCGGCAAAGGACAATCGTGCCCTTAGGCATCAGTTTGATTATATCCGCTTTTGTGGATGGTTCGGTCCGCAGATTAAGCCCGTCCGAAGGGACTACCTTGTACTTCTTTCCAACAGTATATCCATCCAGTGACCTCTCGATCACAAGGTTATCGTCAATCAGATAGATCCATCCCGGCACTTCTTTGAGCTTTCCGAAGTCACCGCTTACTTGGATGATGGTGTATGTCCCCTTGTCAAGCGTCCCGAGATACTGCGAGCTTGACCAGTGATCCGCACGGCGTCCCGTGATGCCGGATTTGAGACAGGTGACTTTAAACGGCGGATCAGGATAACCGGTTGGAACAGGCTCGGAATAAACCGGGCACCCGTATCCATAGATGTAGTCGGAAGTCTTTCTGTACGTTTTCTTCGCGACGTAATTGCTCCCTCTCCCGGTGTTGCCCTCAACCGTGATGACGGATGTGTCCGTCACTTCGATCACGATCCCGGTATGACTTAACCCCTCCGAGTTTTGGAAGTAGATAACATCCCCGGGGGCAGGATCATGGTCGGCTTTAGTATATCCACGCCCAGCCGCTTTGAAATAATTATAGGCGTGTCTCACCACACACCCATAATTGTTATACTGCGGTCGATAGAGGATCTTCCGGGCTTCGTCAATGCCTAAAACCGTGATAAAGCTTGCGTCAACAAACTGGGTGCACCAGTCAAAGCCGTTAACCTTGTGGATCCACGTCTTGCTCCCGTCCTTGTAAAGATACCAAGGGAGCGTATCCAAAAGTGCTCCGTATTTCTGCTTGTTACTTCCGAGCGGATTCTCTGCGGTCCCGATCTGCGAGATTGCATAATCAACTATTGCCCTTGCTGTTGCCATTCTGCTCATCCTCCTTGTCCTTATTGTACGCCACAGTGCTCACGCCGATCAGAGTCCCGATAAAAGCTGCCGCCGCTGAAATGGTGGTCACCACTTCGGCGGTAAACGGGATTTCCCATACCTTCCCAACAATCCCATAGAACGTTGCAAGCGCGGGGAGAGCGATCAGCGCTGTCCACTTTAAGAAACGATATACATTGTCCGAAAGTCTCATAGCGCCACCCCCTATCTGTTAATCAGATACTCATTCAAATCATCTTTGGCTTTCTTCAGGCGCTCAATGTCATTCCCGTCTATCGCATGGGACATGAGCGCCAACAGAGCCTTTTGAGTTACCCGGTTTCCCTCCTCCACAATTTCGATCCGCCGAAGGTCACGCCGGAAGTAATCATCGTATTGTTCGTGTTTCTTCTCCAGTGCGTCCAGTCTGGAAATAATAGCCTCTGTGGGCGCTTTTAAGGCTTTTTTCTTGCTTTCCAGCTTATCCCACAGATTGAAGGCAGAAAGTGCAAGGGCGAGGACGAGAGACACGTTAGCGACCCATTCAGGCATTACTCTTCCTCCTCATTGTCAAAAGAAATCGTATAGACCACCTTCATGGCTTTTTCAGCTGTTTTAGCAATCGGCGTCTCGAGGTTGTTAATGGTTGCAATGTAGTCAACCTTCCGCCTGAGGTGGATAACGGAATCCTGATAGTTGTCTGCATATCTCACGGCATACTTGACAAGCGGTGAAGAGGTCGGGGAAACTCCAAAATAGTTGTTCGAGGCATAGGTTGCACCCATGTTTATCTTGTGCAACTCCCCTTCCGAGTCCAGGCACATTGCCGGACCTGTGCCCTGCTGGTTCTCATAGTAACCGAGGATCAGCCGCCCATCGCCTACATCATACATACCCTGATTCCCGGCATTAGTCCATGCCGTCCTTGCCGATCCGATGTTTTCAACGGACATCATTGTGCCGTCCGAGGGATCATAGATGTAGATGTATTCGGCATTAACCGTACTGTACGAATGAGCGTAGTCGTCAATAAAGGCAATCTTTCCATCACCGAGGAATACGGGATCGCCCATACAGTGCAGAGTAGCCCCGGATGTATTGAGGATGGTCTTTTTGGTCAGCGTCCCGAGAGCCGGGTCAAGCTCAAAGAGATATTGCGTGTAATTCGTGCCCCATGTAGTCCCGCTGTTGCCAGTGTTCCAAAAGTAAAACTTATTGTAATCATCGTGGAAATCGAAGCCGCCCGTGGTGAGCATGGTAGCCAGTGCTATGGCGTCCGCATCGCTTGTGGTGATCGTTGTTGTCTCCAAAACTTCGCACGAGGTAGTCGTGCCTTTGAGGTTAACCTTTGAGGTCGGGATGCGATATTTCCTGATGGTGATGTTGCCGTTTGCCAAATCCGAGAAGTCAATACCATACGCCGTAGAATCCTCTAAATTGACTTTAGCCACTTTCTCGGAGTATCCCCGGGACGAAAGTCTAAAAGCCATTGTAGAGCCTGTGAGGACGTCCAGAGAGCCACTTGTGACAGCATCCCCGGAGGTGGCGTTTCCGATACCAACATAGCCCATCGCCTTGGAGGTCAGGCACACACAGGCAATCGTCCCGTTGCCTCTTGTTGTAGTCCAGTCATACGTCTGCTTGTAGGAGCCGTCCCCCTGCCATCCACTCTCCTCTGCGGAGTAGATTCCCATTTCCGAGGGGAGCAAAGCCTGATTCTGTCCAACGCAACAGTTAGCGGTCATCTTAACTCCCGGTGGCACTCTTACGATTCCTGCCTGTTCCGTGATGGTATCGTCA